TTAGGGGGTTAATGCGGCTGTTACCATGTACTGGGTAAGCTTTTCATCGGCTATCGACCACTGGTCGTTGGCGATTCTCAGCCAGTTCTTGTGGTTGGTTAGCAACTGTTGCAACTTTGCATTCTCTTCTAACAATGCGTCAATGCGCGTTGCCATTGCTTCCATATCCTTTTCTGTGTGATATTCAGCAGTTGCTTGTTCGATCTCTCGCTGAGACAATTGATCTGCAGTGTAGAGGTCGTAGCCACTCTGTTTTTCTACAATAGCAGTCGCTCGTTCGAGCTCTTCTGCAGTTAGCATGTAGCCACCGAGGTCGCCTTCTGCTCCCCAGTACATGTCTTCGCGGTTTGGACGCGTCTGATTTAATGCAGTCATAGTGATTCCTTGTTAGTTATTTAAATGACACAACACACGACGAACGCTGTGTACGACGTAGGAGTACTCAGCGAATGTTCTAAATGCGACAGTTGGGTCACGAGGTCACGAGTGTTTTGGAAATTGGTGACCCAAACTGATAAATTGGTTAAAAAGTGATCAATGTGTTTCACGACATTGTTCCACGGGCCGTGTTTTGGGTCACGAATGGGCGTTTGGGTCATGAATGAAGCCATTTGGGTCACGAATGAGAATCTGTAAGCTATTGATTTATAAGGTAATGGTCACGAATGAAAAAGGGGAATATCATTCATGACCATTCGGAAAGCGTTGCTATGAAAGGGCTAGAGAGAAATCGTGGTTATAAGTACACCCTTTTTTTGAGTTGACAATTGAGAGTGTTTTTACTGGAAGTAAATATGTGTAATACGCTAACTGGAGTACTTCTTGTAACCAAGAATCGGTATTGTGAGCAACTATGTAGACAGGGCGTGGCCTGTAGAGGATTTTAACGCTTTTAGAGGAAGCTTATATTGTCCTTGTTTTTGTACGTAATTGTTCCAAATACGACGCTATGGTCCAGCGGCCCAGGCGCGGCGATCATCGGCATGTAACAACGCACAACGCGCATTGCCCAACGTGCGACGCGCACAGCGCGTTGTGCGTCTTCTACCGGGGCATAAAAAAAGGGCCGAAGCCCTAATTGCGACGAGCAGCTGCTCGGCGTACTTTCGCCCTGGCACGAACGCGTTCGTGAACAGTAGGCGCTGGACGCTCCGCAAGGTCTATTACCACGATGGCGAAGCCAACGCAGAAACAACCGTAGATCGCTGCCATGCGACCATCAAGCAGAGCCAAGATGCCCGTAAGGACAGCGATTAAAGAGAAGGCAAAGATCAATGTGCGGCGGCTCATGACTTTGTTTCCTTTACAAGGTTTCTAAAGATGCATACTGTAGTGGCGAAGTCGCGCAAGCGACGAGTCCACACGTACACGCGATCAACTAGCAAGACTGCTACTAAAAGGAGCAGTCCAAAGACTACGCCAAAGAGCTGAAAAGCAACGTACATAATTGCCAAGGCAATGACTGACGCAGCAACAAGTTGCAAGAGGTTGAACGAAACGTTAACAAGAAGAAGTTTTAACATGGTGCATATTCCTTTTAGTGTGTAAGAGTCAGAAGTGACAAAGAGACACAACGAACGCAGCGCGCGCAGCGCGAAGCGAAAAGGAAAAAGACCAAGGGAAGAATTCCTAGCGGGGCAAGGAAAGCAAAGGCAAAAACCGTTAGGGGTCCCTGCGGGACAAAACTGAAAACAAGGTTCCAGTACCAAAAACGGGGAAAGGGGGTACGTTGGGGCAAAGTACCCAAACCCTCCCCACCGGCCATGGACCAACTAAAAATGTAAATTAATTTTTTTTATATGTTATTATAAGCACTGCTTATACATTAAGGTCATCGTGTGGAACCTATTGAGCGCAGAATACAGAAGAACCTTAGTCAGCGAAAACGCTATTACAGCGCTGACGGCAGACCAAGACAGATGTTCAGTAGTGCTCGGAAAAGAGCGGCTAAAAAAGGGTTGGAGTTTTCACTAACAATAGAATGGTTATTGGAAAAATTCGTCGAACAAGACCAAAAATGCGCCATGACAGGAATACAGTTTGTTTATACCAAGGACGAGCGATTCACAAGGCAAGCGTTTTCTCCGAGCCTTGATCGAATCGATAACGACAAGGGCTACACACCCGAGAATACGCGGTTAGTTTGTACGATGTACAACTACTGCAGAAATGTTGCTAGAGACGAAGACGTAGAGTATTTCGCTTGGCAGTTGTTTCAATATAAATTCGGCGTTAGACCGAAATAAGCAGTGCTTACAGGCCAATAGAGTATGGAAATTGCAGAAGATGCCTTTGAAGAAGGGCATAAGGTGCTACCAAAGTTAACAAAACAGCAAGAACAGTTTGTCAGGTTCTACTTGCTGGGTTATTCGACCACTGAAGCTGGTAAACAAGCAGGGTATTCACAGGCTAACTCTTCAAAGTTAGTCAACAATGCAGTGATACAACGCACGTTGACCTACTTCCGAGAAAAAGAGTTCGATCGCATTGCGGTAACTCGGGAAAGTATTACTAAATTATTTTTTGAGGCTCATAGAAAGAGTGGTAGTTCGACAGAAGAAGTCGCCGCACTTAGAGAGATTGCAAAAATGCATGGCTTATACGAGCCACAAAAGATACAGACCATTAGTGTGAATATAAATTCTGAGCGGCACATAGAAGCGGCTACAGATGCAGATTTACTTAGGTTAGCTGGGCTAGGTGACAAGCACTTTAACCCCGAATCAACGATCGATGGTGTATTTGAGGAAGTGGAGGCCAGCAATGGAACAGAGGGACACTAAGAAGTGCTCTTTTTGCAACGAGGATAGGCCACACACGTTGTTCGATGCCCATAGCGCGCCGACCGTTTGCTCAAAGTGCAAGAATTTCGGCGAGCGCCGTGCGTTTCAGGCCATTATTGCTGACCCAAAGCGCCATAAACAGTATTTGAAAGAGAAAGAAGACGAGCAAAAAGCCCAATTGGCCCACAAAGGTAAGCTTTTGCACAACAAACGTTTAAGACAATCGGAAAGAGACACGTTGGAAAAACAAGACTTAGGAAAACAGCCAGATTTTACAGACGAGAGCGGTGTTTTCGACCCTAAGATGGCTGCACAGGCAGAACTAGCGAAGCGTGAGCTGGCTCGGAGACACCTATTGCCCTTTGTTCAGCGATTCAACGACAAATACATTCCAGGATGGGTGCATAAAGACATCTGTCTACGGCTAGAAAAATTCTCCTCCGATGTTGAAGAGAAAAAATCCCCCCGGCTAATGCTATTTATGCCACCGCGCCACGGTAAGAGTGAGTTAGCCTCTAAAACCTTCCCCGCATGGCACCTTGGGCGTAACCCAAACCACGAATTTATAGCGTGTTCCTACTCTGGCTCGTTGGCCATGGGGTTCTCGCGCAAAGTGCGTGGCTTCCTGCGTGATCAGCAGTATCAGTCGTTGTTTGAAACCCGATTAGACCCCGAATCGCAGGGCGCTGAGCAGTGGCTAACGACCGAAGGTGGTGGTTATGTGGCAGCGGGTGTTGGTGGACCGATCACAGGTAAAGGCGCCCATATATTAGTCATCGATGACCCTGTAAAAAACCGCGAACAAGCAGAATCTGAGACCGCTCGCCAAACTGCGAAGGATTGGTATACCTCAACGGCCTATACGCGTCTCGCGCCGGGCGGTGGCATCCTCGTTATCCTAACCCGTTGGCACGACGACGACCTTGCAGGTTGGTTGTTGGAACAAGAGAAAGACGGCGGTGATAATTGGGAAGTAATCAAGTACCCAGCGATCGCTGAAGAAGATGAGAAGTACCGTAAGAAGTACGATCCGTTGCATCCTGCCCGTTATGACGCTGAAGCGTTGATGCGGATACAGAAGGCCGTAGGTCCTCGAGATTGGTCAGCGTTGTACCAGCAGAACCCTGTGGCTGATGAGGGTGATTACTTCAAGATAGGCATGTTCCAGTACTACAAAACTAACGCCCTAGAGAGTAAGAAGCTCAAGATCTATTGCGCGTGGGACCTTGCCATTGGTAAAGCAGACCGTAACGATTTCTCGGTAGGCGTTGTTGTTGGTGTAGACCAAGAAGACAAGATGTATGTCATGCACGTCGAGCGTGGTAAATGGGACGGTTACGAATTGGTTGAGAAAATCCTTGATGTATATGAGG